GCCCCCACTAGACGCAAAAGCTACCAGCTCGCTATAACCATATGGGCATATCAACATATCGGCATATCGGCCACCATATGGACATATCGGCATGTTTCCCAGTATCGCGGCCAGCGTAGTCCCATATAGGCATATGGCTATAGGAACCTAGCTACACGGTTCTTCTGTGGACTAGTTCAGGAGGGGGTGTGGCTTAGAGAGTCCCTCTTATTGGGGAGCCTACCCTTGCCAGAAATTGCATGTTAAAGGCCGTTCTTGCTACGTATAGAGCAGGGAACCTAGCCATTACAGTGTAATGCGATGTAATTACATGTAATTCTACGAGGCTCGTAACAGACATGTTGATATCTAGCTATGCTGGTATGTTGCTAGTTAGATGTTTTAGAGGCGACCGGCCCCTAAGGGTAAAGGGAGCCTCTCTGAAAGCCTGGTTTGTTGTTCTTAAGACTAGTACTTGTACTAGTTCTTAAGATCGCTCCCTTCCTTCGGGGTCGCTCTTAAGGACATGTTTCTTATCTTAAGACTAGTTAGTCTTACGCGCGTGTGCGCGTGGGGGGGGGTAGTAGTACGGGGTAGAGGGAATATAAAAGGTTGTAGTTGCTTCCATCACTTTCATCACCCTACAGGCTGTCCGCTCCATGCCGTAGGGGGTGACGAGTCGCCCTTTCCATCACCCGTTCATCACCCTTCCGTCACCCTGAGAGGAGTCCAATTCCGACCCACACTGTCCTGCCCTTGGCCTTTTTCTCCTCTAAGGTTTTGACCCTTTTGATGGTTTTGATTCTAGGTATTCATCGGTAGGGTTTTGAGGATTATGAGAGTTTTGAGCTTAGGGGTTTGTTCGGGTTCTAAGGGTCCCGGGCCTACCTGAACGCTGTATCGAGCCCCTTTGTTCATAGCTAGTTCGTATTGGCGGCGAAGGCTGGGGTTCGAAGGTTCGGGTCGATTCAGCCCTGGCCTACACACACATATAAGTGGACATATGTTCGGGCATTGGTAATGTTGTGGACAGCTCGTCCTGTTCGTGGTAGGGCCTTTCGCTATGTCATAGCTAAATACCCTCCCTGGCACTTGTTGGAGGGTAGTTGTTGTGGTATGTTTTGCTTTAGGGGATTGACAATGACGAAGTACTGGCGATTAGAGAAGATTATGGGTCCCGGGAACCTCACTGACCGTTCTCTGGAGATCGCGGAGGCGTTGGGTGACGATCCCAGGCCCACTTACTCTCAGTTGGCGAAGAGGTTTGGGGTCACGAAGCAGCGTGTGGGGCAGATTGCGTTGAGGACGGGGGTGGAGTACGGGGGATCTGGCCGCAGGGCTGTTAAGGAGGTCTCAGATGACCACCCGGGATGACCGTCCATACAAGGGGACACGTCCTAACGAGGTATTGGCCCGTCAGAAGCGTTTTTTACGGGCCTATGCGGCTCATGGGACCATAAAAGCTGCATGTGATGCGTCCAAGATCAGCCGTTACGCCTTCGCGATGTGGCGTCATCACGATGCGGAGGGGTTCAAGGACCGTTTCCGGCAGTCCGAGGAAGAGTTCCGTGAGATGATCCACGATATCGGCCTTGATCGCATCAAGATCCAGAAGCCCAACGACAATCCCGTCCTGCTGATCGCGTATCTCAACGCCCACTGGCCCGAGAAGTTCCGAAGAGACCCCTACTACGCCAATAACTCGGCCAAGGAGGTCATGGTGGAGTGGAAGAAGTGGGTCAAGGAGCAGGGAAAGAAGCCCTCCGGGGAAGATACGGCCGATAAAGAGCAGGATACGGCCAAGAAGAGGGCCGTTGCAGAGATCGAGGAGCTGCTCAAGCGCCGTGGGTCTAACTAGGACCGCATATGGTCACCGCCACGAAGCCCGAACTAACCGAATATCTCTATGAGAAGGTTGGTTTCTCACCTACGCCCAGCCAGCGACCCGTGCTGGACTGCAAGAAGCGCTTCATACTCGTCGCAGGGGGTGAGCAGGCCGGTAAGTCCATGGTCGCCTCCAAGTACCTCGTGGCACGGTTCCTCGAGACCCAGGAGGCGGGACTCTACTGGCTGGTAGCCGCAGACTACGAACGCACACGCGCTGAGTTCGACTACCTGGTAGAGGACTTCGCGGCACTCGGGGTGCTCGCCGAGGTCACTAAGAGGGTAGACCCCGGACGCATAATACTTGCAGATGGCACCCGTATAGAGACGAAATCCGCCAAAGACCCCCGTACCCTCGCCATGAGGGCGCCGGACGGGATCATAGGGTGCGAGGCGTCCCAGCTAGACCTCGACTCGTTCCACCGCATACTCTCACGGGCCGCACCCAAACGCGGGTGGGTCTTCCTGTCAGGGACCTTCGAGAGCTCACTGGGGTGGTATCCACAGACATTCACCTCGTGGCAGTTCGGGCGAGAGAACGAGCAGAGCTTCTCGCTCCCGAGCTACTCCAACGTACACCTCTACCCGAAAGGTAAGGACGACCCAGAGATAAACCGCCTCAAGGCCAACTCCTCCGATGCGTTCTTTATGGAACGGATCGAAGGGATACCCTCACCGCCGGCAGGACTCGTATTCCACGAGTTCCGGGCAGACCTGCACGTCAGCAGGGAGGCGCAGTGGGTGAAAGGCGAACCCGTCTACCTCTGGATGGACCCGGGTTTCGCCGGCGCATATGCCGTCGAGGTCGTGCAGGAGATAGAAGGGCAGATCCGCGTCATAGACGAGGTGTACGAGACAGGCCTCATAACCGACGAGATGATAGAGATAGCCCAGTCACGACCCTGGTGGAAAGATGTTGCCGGGGGAGCCATCGATATCGCGGGATACCAGCACCAGGCCATGAGCGCACCGGCAGAGGCATGGCTCCAGAACGCAGGCGTCTACCTCGGGGCAAACAAGGTCAGGATAAACGACGGGACCGAGAGGCTCAAGAGCTTTCTCAAGCCGGACCCCTCTAACATGAAGCCCAAGCTGATCATACACCCGAAATGCAACGGCGTGCTCAGTGAGTTCGGCATCCAACCCTCCCCGATCGACGGCCAGACCCGTGCGTACAGGTGGAAGACCGATAGGGAGGGTAACGTGGTGGGGGATGTACCGGAAGATAAGAACAACCACGCCGTCAAGGCGCTGATTTACGGCATAATCGACCGCTACGGCTACGGTCACATAACTACCCGTCAGTTCATCAAGGTCAAGAGGTGGGCGTAAGTGGTTAGACGCAAGGCCGAAGACATAATCGAGATGGTCGCGGCCCACTACGACGCTACCGATACCCTGCGTCAACGGATGGACCGCGATCACCGGCTATATCGCCTCGAAGAGTACGACGCAGGTGACGGATACCAGTCGTATACCTCAAACGCGCCCCAGACCTACGCCGATAAGGTCATATCGTGGATGACCGGCGCAGAGGTCATAGTCCGCATCCCGCCCAACGGCAACCCCCGTAACTCCCGAGAGGTCAATAACGACAAGGAACGCTTCCTGATAGGAGCGCTGAAGTCCGCCGACGAACGACTCTGCATGAGACTAGTCCCCCCGCTCAAGGACCAGCTCGCCTGGTACATCACCCTGAGAGGGTGGTATGCCGGCAGGGCCATGCTCACCAAGGGCGCAGATAACCGCACCTACGTCGATGTCACCCCGTGGGACCCCATGCACACCTACTGGGGCACGGACTCCGAAGGCCTCGCGTGGGCCTGCTACAAGGTAAAGAAGACCGCTTCCGAGATCGAGGCCCAGTACAACGTGCGCCTCGATACCGGGACCAACGAGCCCGAGGGGATAGAGGTCTATGACTTCTACGACCGCGAAGATAACTTCGTTGCCATCCCCAATCGCTTGATCAAGAAACGTACCCGGCACGGAGGAGACTCCGTACCCGTCTTCCTCGGCCCCGTTGGGGCGAACCCCCTGGTGCAGTCATTGGAGTGGTCCTCGATCGAGGACACCGTGGAGGACTTCGGGGAGTCGGTCTTCAAGTCCACCCGGGATCTCTACGAGAAACATAACTTCATGATGAGCGTCATGCTGGAGCTGACCGCGAGGTCGCGCAAGCAAGGCCTCAAGATACTCTCCCGCGACGGCACCAAGGTGCTCGAGGAAGACCCCTACAAGGAAGGCACAGAGATCTCGCTGGCACAGGGAGAGGACATAGAGCCCCTCGGCCTGCTGGAGATGGCACGCGAGAGCGGCGCCTACATGGGCCTCGTCTCCGGCGAGCTGCAACGCGGCTCCCTGCCTCACTCGGTCTACGGCGAACTACAGTTCCAGCTCTCCGGCTTTGCCATAAATACCCTGAAGCAAGGCGTGGAGACCGTGCTGGTGCCCCGTGTGGCCGCACTCGAGAAAGCCTACGTTCAGATATGCAACCAGCTCTCAGACCAGTACGTCTCGGGACGCTTCGAGTCCATGGAGCTGTCCGGCCAAGACAACAACAGGATGTACTTCTCCGAGGAGATAACCCCCGATAGACTGGAAGATGCCGGTGACCCGGAGATAAAGATATCCCCGAGACTGCCTCAGGACGACATGTCCAAGTACGGCATGGCACAGATCGCCCGCGAAGGCCCGACCCCGCTGCTGCCAGACCTGTGGATCAGGGACAACATCCTCGGCATACAGGACGCAGACCAGATCGACGATGCCGTCAAGGAGCAGATCGCAGAACGCACGCTGCCCGAGGCAGGCCTGTGGACCCTGTACCAGGCATCCATGAAGCAGGGCCGGGAAGACCTGGCACAGCTATACTTCGGCGAGCTTGTCACGATGCTGCTATCGAAAGCGAAGGCGATATCTGATAACCTCACAGGTGCTCCTCCCGGTCCGCCGATGTCTCCCACGGCGGGTCCCGGCGGGGCACCTCCTATGGGGGGGCCAGTTGGTCCGTCCGCTGGCCCCCTACCGCCACCTAATATGATGCCGCCGGCAATGGCAGGAGTCCCGCCGCCAGTGCCCACGCCCCAGGCAGGACCGGTAGTACCGCCGGGACAACCAAGACCGGGAGCGGTCGGTGAGCCAGAGAGACTGCGTCGCATAGGCCTAGTCGGGCCAAGGGGATAGCCCAATGGCAACAAGTCCTTTCGCTAAATTCGCCCCTCGTGGCACCCCGGAGATCAACCTGCCAAAAGCCGCTTCTTTGCTCGGGGGGGCTGGTGCCACCGGGTCAAAAAATCCTGCCGTACTGGCAATGCAGCAGATCATGGGTTATGGCGAGGGGCCGGAGAGCATACCGTCCGGGCTGCAGACTCTTGTTGATAAAGCACGAAACGGCAAGTTGAAGAATCAACCTGAGTTGCAATCTTCAATACAAACTGCCGCCACCCAGGTGCTTGAAGAAGCCCCCACGTTTGACCTCGCCATGATGACAGGAATGCCTCAACTGGAGGCAATGGCCGTCGCTAACCAGGGCCTCAAGCAGAGCCTCCAGGCAGCGGCACAGCCAAAAGCTCAGCCCGAACCCCAGAAGGCTGCACAGGCCTTCAATGATATTTTGGTATCCACCGGCACGGAAACGGCGGTGAAGAGCCTCCCCAACGTGTTTGATCCCGATCCTAATCTCTCGTCCGTAATCGAGGACTCTTTTGGGCCGACGGTAGCCACTGACGTAGTCAAGCAAGTAAAACAGTTTACCTCGCCCGACGAGGTTTTGCCGCCAGACGATCCGGCGGATATATCAATACATAGCCTCCATGCCGCTGCTAAAGAATGGACGGACTTGATCTGGGGAGATGCCCGTGGCTGGCTGAGCGCTAACATAACTAACGTGTTCGAGGGCCTCGACATAGACTACCCCGAAGGCGAGGCATGGTGGGACGCTCTCAGTGAGGATATGCAGGGGAGGCTCGTAGATGAGATCCGGCGAAGCGTCGCCATATTTAAGGCGAGGCCGGCCCAACCGGGCCCCGATGAGCCCGGGGGCATCGGGGGGCCGCCGGATGTAGCTGACGATGATGGGGCTGAGGATGAGATTGCAGCGCAATTTGGCCCAGAATTCATACCCGATATGCCTCCACTCTCGGCTTACACGAAGTGGATAGACAACGGGATTCCTCTTCACAAGAATATATATCAGAGCCTGGGACTGAACTCGCTACCCTCCGACCTGCGCTACAGGAAGCATGTCATGCAGGCCCTCGACCTGCGTTTCCCCACAACGCTTGGGGCCTGGTATCTCGGAGGGCTCTTTGAGGACCAGCCCTCCGTAACGACGCAAGAAGATCCCGTGAAAGCACTCTACCGTAATGACGCTGACAGGTTCGTTGACTTCGTCCTGAGGGGCGACAGCCCGTTCCAGGTCAGCCTGAATCCAGCAGATACCCGCGATATGTTCAAGCAGTTTGTCTTTGCTTCCAGGGCATCGAGAACAACATATGCGGATATCACTAGCAAGCCCGGTTCGTACTCATCGGACTTCGAGGAGAGATTTGAGCTAGTTAACCCGTCTGCCACGGATTACGATATCAAGACAGAGAGGGCTATACTGAAAGCCCAGGCAGGCTGGACAGGTATAGGGGAACGAGGTAGGCTACGCGAGAGAGCCTTGGATAATCTCCAGGCGATATATACGAGAAAGAGGTTTATAGACCCGACTTATACTGAAGGTTTCATAGCCTTCGCTTCAAGTATAAAGGGCAGCCCTTGGTACGTTAAGGACTAATGGGTAAGGAGGCTTGTAATGGCTAACGGGTTCTATGTACCGTCAGATTTTCAATATGACTGGACCCTGCCAGAGGAAGATGTCTGGAAGCGAGGGTTCTACCAGGGCCTCCCCTCTTGGACAGAAGGGGGCCCAGGGCAGGCTGGGGCGTATAGCCCCCAGATCCGTGGGATGGCTACACGCGGTATGGCGCCAGCCTATGGAGGCTACCTCCTTGCAACGGGCGGCCCCGACGCAGCAGGCACCCCGACATCGTTTGGCGAGTATCTAGCGAACGTCGCAGACACATCAGGCGCGATACGGGCACCGGTTTATGGCCGGGACGTAGGCTGGAACCAGATGCTTGATTTGTCTCAAATGGCGGGGGCCGGGAACTTATCGGGCTGGCAGCAGCAAGTGGCCGCAGATAATCCTTACGCCGGCATGTTCACTACCGGGGAAGCGGACATAGCGGGTATGGACCCGTCCATGGCTCGCTCTGTCGCACTTGCAAGGATGGCCCCGACACAGCCGGGAGGTTATGCGAGTTGGTCGCAGGGTATGCGAGGCAACCTCGCGGCAAGGGCCATACAGAACCTCCAGAACATGTACGAGCAGGCCCAGTACAGGGGCACGGCGACTTCCCCGATATCTCTTATGGGGCAGCAGGTCTCACCTTACGGGATGGGCGGAGAAGGTGCTGGATTCTTGAGCTGGCTCAGTGAAGCGATGGGTGGTGAATCAGCGTTTGCGCGGATAGCAACTACGCCGTAGAGACAAAATAATGGCTGAAGACTTCTTCCCAGAAGCATGGCTGGAGGCTAATCCCGAGGCAGCGTTCTATAGCGCTGCCCCGTTCGGGTTGGGCGGCTATACCGCTGGCAACCCCTTTGGCGGGACGGCCTACGGTCAAACCGGACAGCTAGGGGCAGCTGGTGGGTTCTCGCCTGCTGCCCAGGGCTACTGGGCCGGTCAGTACGGCCCAGTACAGAATCAGTATCTCGGCGAGATGGGTCGCGCTATGCGTAAGGGCGAGTCGCAGCCCTCGTTCGTGGACTACCTCGAGAACTATCCGTTCACCCAGCGATACACGGCCATGAGCCCTGCCATGAGACCGGGCGGCGGATTCGGGCGTTACGCTCCCCGGACGAGGCGCATGTACTCGTAACCCCGGACGTGCAACATGCCTAATGGCGATGGCCTAGAGGAAAAGATAAGACGCCTCCGCGTGCTCTGGGAGCGTGCGTCTGGCAAATACCCATCGCTCGCAGATGTAGTGTCCCCGGTAGACGAGCAGACTGGTCGCCTGACTCCCGAGGCCCGCGTTGCGTGGGCCGTGGCGAAACAGGGCTGGGTCACTCCTTCGCCTACTCCTGCACCTGCTCCCGCGATGCCGTCTACAGGGCTTGCTGGGCCTGCTGGTATGCGGGCCGTGGAGCGCCGATCGAGGGCCGGCCAGATCCCGGCCCCTGGGGCACCCCCTCTTTATGCTACCGCTCAGCCTATCCCTGCTACGGAAGAGCGCTTTCGGCAGAACATCACCTATATGGACGATGAAGGTGAGGTCCAGGTAGGTGGATGGGATGCAGATATATACGTTGACCCGGAGGGACAGGTAAGAAGACGGTCTGCTAAGCCATTTGACCCCGTGGTGATTGACCCGGTAACAGGAAAAGAAACTAGGGTTCGGCCATCTGAGGCAGAGCCTTGGAAGCAAGACCAGCTCCTCGGCAAGGCTTTGACGGTTCAGTCCTGGGGAGGCGCGGCTGGTGAAGGCGTGCGAACCCAGCGCCTAGCCCATGCAGAGCCTGACTGGCTGAAGAGAAAAATTGTAGACCCGGCTGCGGCTGTGGGGAGAAAGCTTCAGCTTCCTGCTATAGCTCGTGCTGCGGGTGTAACAGGTCCTGTGATCCCTGAGTGGACGAAGAAGAAACTCGAATACGGGGAAATCTGGCCGAGGGTGAAGCGCTCGTTTGTGAAGCCGGACGGTGGGGTCAACGTGTGGGGCTCGTTGCTCGAGGGGATGGTTCCGGAAGAGACAAGCATTGGCTTTGCTGATGTGCCACTGGGTGGTAAGGGCAAGGGGTACAGCGCAGCCGAGCTGGCAAGACAGCCGTGGTGGGAACAGGCCTTGACGGCTACGGTGCCCATGGAAGGCTGGATAAATGCGGCACTGGGGCTACGCACATTGCGAGGGTCACTGAAGCAAACTGTGGCTAGGACCTACGCGGAGGCATTAGAGGACGCAGCACGTCAAGCCGCGCTTCCTGCTCGCATACCGGCCCCGGGCCCTATCCCTCAAGCCATTCGTGAAGCTGAGGCTTTGGGGGGATTGCCACAAGTGCCTGGAGTAACGGCGCCGGGGCCCGCTTCCATCGCACGGACCCAGCAAGCCATACGGCAACTCGAAGGCGCTCAGCCGGCATTGCCGTATGGCTTGCCCTTGCGGGGCGGCCCGGAAGGGGCAATGTGGACAAAGGTTGGTCAGGCCCCTGAAGGAGTGCCGCCATTCCGGCCACTCCAGATACCTGTCGATATAGGCCCGGGTGGTATGCAGGCATCTCTTGGGCAGGTAGGAGTACGCGGGCAGCCTAGATTGCCGGGGTTTGAGGCTGATATACCCGGGGGGTTCTATCCGATCGTTCGTGATGTGCCCGCTGCCCCACTTGGTCCTGCGTCCCAGACACTTGAGACTCTTCGAGGGACCAGTAGCCGAGCGGGCGAGCTGATCGACGATATCAGCGCACGGTACAGTCAATACTTGGCGTCCGAGCTTGGGGTGACCCCCACGGGGCGGATTACGACAAAGAGGTTCCTTCCCGATCCAGGGGCCAAGACATTACCGACGCATGTGAAGCGGATAGACGAGCTGTTGGATTTGCCAGAGAGCCCGTTCAAGGACAGGGAGTCCGTCATCCGGGCCATTGTTGCCGCCGATACCGAGCAGATAGCTCGGGTAGAGCAAGGCCTGACTCCCACACAGAGTCGTATCCTCGACGCACTGGTAGACACCTTCGAGAGAAAGGCGGGCGCTGTTCCCACCGCCGCACCGACTACTGAGGCTGTGCCTGCTACACGGGTTGTGTCATATTCGGATGCGTTAAAAGAAACGAGATTTTCTTCTCGTGGAAGACTGGGCAAGATCACGACCCAGCAACAACTTGATGAGATTTTAGCCTCAGATGAAAAGTTTATCACCGTATGGCATGGCACCACTAAGGGTGGGGCTGAAGAGATATTAAGAACTGGGGAGATAAGAGGCTATGGAGGCTTTGGGCCAGGAGTTACTTTAGAGCCAAGCAGGGCAGTCGGTTATGCTGGCGGGCGCCGTTCTGTTGAAAAGTGGTTGCCAGATAGCCAAAAGGTCGTTCTGCAATTTGAACTTCCTAGAGATGAGTTCAGGTGGTTTAGGCCAGAGGTTGGTGGATTAGGGGCCGACGAACTACTATTTGATCCTAAGCACCCATTGTTTAACCCTAGGGCTTTTGCACACCAGAGGCCCAAGGAATATCGAGTTCCTGGCGTAATACCCCTAAAAGTAGATCCCAGTAAGGTAAAATTCCTCACCGATGAAGGTGAGTATCTAAGGGCTGGATTGCTTACCCAACCGATAAGGCCGCGGGTGAGCTACGTCTCTGGTCAGATCACGCACATACAGAAAAGTCCGGGGAATACCTTGACTCGCGGTCAGATACGACAGGCCCTCGAGAGACGTGTGGAGGCCCGTCCGGCCCTTCACAGTCAAACGTCAATGCTTCCAAGAGTTCTCCAGCGTGACGACGGCCTGCAGACCAAGCTCAAGTTCACGGTGGAAGAAGATGCGGTTATCCAGGGAGTCGAAGCAGGGCAACGCCAACGCGCAGTAACGGTCATAGACAACGTCGATGAAGCAGTCCCCGTCAGAACACAGGCTGCTGATGTTCCCGCCCCCACCGTTCCTACAGCACGACCGGGTGTTTCTCCCACTGTTATGCCGGGGGCCGCTGAAGCTGATCGTATAGCAGATATCATGAGGCGCTTTCCCCGGAGAGCTGGTGCGCGTCCAGGGGTCCCGTCAGATGAGGTCGTTGCTGCTGCTGCTGAGGGCGTGCCCTCTGAAGCTAGGATCATTGCCGTAACAGAAGAGGTGGTAGGCGCTGACGCATCTCCTGGCGCATCGCACGTTGATACGCTGATGGAGGCGCATGTGACGGGCAAGGATGCACAAGATCGCCTTAGAAGGTTGGCGGACAGTCTTCATGAGGCGGGCGAAACTCATCAAGCCGGCATAGTAAGGAGATGGGCGCAAAATGTAGCAGTCGTTGCTAACCCCCTCTCAGCCGCGAGAAGGAGCCCGGGCGATTTTGAGGCCTTTGCCCACGTCATATTCGAGGGAGCCCAGGATGCCTGGCTTAATCGAAGGCTGGGTAGGTTTGTTAGTCGGGGTCAAAATCCCTGGGGCGTAAGCTGGTTCAGGGCACCCGTGCTTGGCGATATCGGTTATGGCAGTCGCATTAACGCCAAGGGCTACATAAAGCTCCAGGCATCTGCTACCCACCCATCGGTCGCTGAAGGAAAAAGGGTAAACGTCTTGTTCGGCGACATGATGGAGGGCCCCTCGCGCTTCAAGCTGACCGAGGTCGAGCAGGCATGGGTGGATGACGCTCATAGCCTGATAGACCGCCTTACTAAAGAACTGCGTGAAGAGTTGACTATTGCACAAAGAGCGGATTTCGATGCCAAGATCCTCGCGGCCCAGAAGCTACGCGATGAGGCAGGTCTTGAGTACTACTGGCCGCGATTTGCGGAGAGTCCTGATACGGGCGCACTAAAGCTTGTGGACCACAAGCTAGACGACATCCCCTCCATTAGGAAGGATCGCGTCATGCACACGATGGAGCAGGGCGCGGAGAAGGGTGTTAAATACGAGGCTGATCCCATGGCGGTCTTGACCCATTGGACCCGTGCGGTGATGAAGGAGAAGCGTAACGCTATAACCATCCGTAGGCTAGTGGATCAAAAGCTGCTTGTTACTGAAAAGAGCGAGGGCTACTCTGCGTCGAATCTGTTTAATAACTACAGCAAAGTCTTTCTCAGGGACGATGTTCCTGGTCCTCTAGAGGCTGTATTGGGCGCACCGCTAGACCAAGTCCTGGCTACCGATGCCAATGGTCTCATTCGGGGGATCAAGCGGTTCTTCGGGCTTGCCAAGGGCACCACGTCTGTGGCAAAGACGGGGCAGACCGGGTTAACGGATATCGGCACGGCCCTTACGCACTCTTTCGTTGTCCCCTGGATTGCTAGAACTCGCGATCCGCTAACGGCTGGAGTCTTGGGGGGTCGTGTGGCGGGACGACCTACCTCTGTCGGGCAAAAGATTTGGGGTCAGGCGGGTCTCCTTAAAGCGGGCGGCCAGATGGGTGGACCGAAGATATTCGTAGAAAGCGTGGCTATGAGCGTTCTTACTTACCTTGGGGAGCTCGGCCCCAGTGGGACGCGAGGCATATTCGAGCAATGGATGAGTGTGTCGAAGCTGGTGGAGCAAGCCCAGAGGTTGGGGGGCATGAACTTCACGCCCGCACTTGAGTACTTCGGCGGTGTAGGCATCTTGAAGAAGATACCTGTTGCGGGTCCTGTTTTTGGGCGTGTGGGTGCCGGTGCCTCGGCAGCGTTCAACATGGGTGTTGGCTATGGCCGAGCCAATCTGTTCGACTCGTTTTTACAGATGCAGAAGATCAAGATCCGAGACGGCTTAATCAAGAAAACTCCGAGCCTAGCCGACTGGGTGAGGAACCCCCAGAGTGCTCGAAAGCTAGAGGAGCTGATAGAGGTAGAGATGGCTAAGCCCGAGATGCGGCAGGAGTTCCTCCGCATTGGCAGGCGAGTTGACGGGTTGCTCGGCGTGTCTAATACCAGGACGCTTGGCATAAGCCGCACCCAGCAGGATATTGAGAATGTCTTTTTCTTGTTCTCTCAGACCTATACACGTTCCCTGCTAGGGCAGTTGAACGTGCTTGCTGGCTCTGGTGCCATGCCCAAGGAGACGGCTTGGATACTTGCTCGGAGCCTTGCAGGATACGCCACCATATTCTACACCGCACGGTTTTTCATAGAGAAGAACAAGGGCCTCTCCAATAAAGAGGCTGCACTGCGAGCATCGCGTAGCGTGAATCCGCGTAGTGGGCGAGAGTTCTTGGGGATGCCAATCGGTGGTGGATGGTACGGCATTGGGGGCCTTTACCGTTCGGTCCTGGCTACTATCGGTGGTTTTGCCAGCATGGACGCCTATGATTGGGATAGCGGTATCGGCGCATTGATAGCCAATAACCCCGGTGTACGCGCTTGGCGAGGCAGGCAGCCCCCGTTAACGAGTCTTGTCACTGATGGGATGGACCACAACACGTTTATTGGCGAGCCCTTCGACATCAAGGACCTCTTTGATTCAGAGAAGGCGCTAAAAACCTGGTTGGACAGGGTTGGGCCTTTCAACATGGAGGCGCTGTTAGAGAGCATCAATGATGACGCAACGCCGTGGGGGATTTTTGGCGCGTTCACGCTCGAGTCCGCTGGTGGCCGGTATGTTCGGCTCAAAGTAAGTGACTTCGAGCGGCAGGCGCTAGACAACTACATCTCCGCGGAGCCAGATGATGCTCGGAAGAGGGGATTGCATCACCTCACTGATCCAGGGGATATCTCTCAGTTTGAGTGGAACGATATCTTGACCCATCCTGACAATATAGAGCTGGGTCCGCTGATCGAGAAGGTAAGGGAAGAGCAAAGGGGCTGGTACGGTGAAAGGGGCGAGTTCTGGGCAGGTGTGTGGGATTTGCGTGAGCAGCGGGACGAGGAACTTGTGTTACTTGAGAAAGAAGCTAACGCAGCGGCTAAGCTCGGTGTAGCCGACGATGATCCCCAGGAGAGGGGTCATAAGTTTAGACCGGAACGGTACTATGCCGCGAGATACGAGGACATACTTTCAAGATACTATGTGCGCCTGGACGACTATATGAAAGAGGCCCGTGAGCAGGGCTGGCTTGATAAGAAGGGCGACAAGACTATCTTCGACCTCTTCGGTATTACGGACCCGGATAAAACCTGGTTCCTGCCGAATAAGGGAATACGCTCTGAGAAGGAAGCCGAGAGGGACTACTTCTTGCTCATGGACGGCGACCTGAACGATGACAACGAGCTTCTCTCAGATACTTACGATCGGATAGTGAAGCCGTACTACCAGAAGACATATGGCGAGGAGGGCCAGTACAGCCCTCTTCAAGAAGGTGCGGCGCAGAACATGGACTATAACGAGTACCACCTGCGGTTTGAGGCCCTGGAGGCTCATTACGGCGCGGACTTACTGGCCGCCATCCGAACGGCGTACCGTGTGAAATTACCTAAAATGGAGAAGGAAAGGCGCGAGGCAGCCGACTATATTCGCGAGCACTATCACGATCTCAAGATAAGCCCGGATATCCTGCGAGAGTTTTTCGGCGAAAACGAAGAGCACAAGAGACTATATGTCGAGTATGTTCGCTCCAGCACTTCTCGTAAGCAGGCCATGCTTAATGCTGCGGAGGGGGACCCGACATCCGTGGTCAACGTCTTTCCCCAGCTAGACGCTAGCAGTAGTGTATCTAGAAAAAGACTCAGTGCCAGAAGAAGCGATACACACCTCGAGAACTTGCTGTTAACGTGGGGGAATGTAGATAAGACCATAGGGGAGCATGGCCTAAGGAAGGTTCCCTTCATGCCCCCTTTGAATTAGCATTATTAGCTTGGCGGTAGTTGACAATATCTACATAGCTACTGATAATACGAACATATAGGCATATGACCATATCTTGATATGGGCTTAGGAGGCTGCCGATGGTGACGAACGCCGATGAAACTGGTGGTCCCGCTCTAGATTCCCCTTCTGGGGGAGAGCAGCTTGCTTTTGCTCCTGAGCCGGGTGGGGAGGCGCTTGAGCCTCTTCCTCAGGCAGAGGACCAAGTTGTCTCCGAGGGCGAGCAGCCTCCGGTAGCAGAGGGCGGCTCGCCCGAGGCACCTGCTTCTGTTGGCTCGACTCCTCCTGCGCCTACGATGCCGCCGGCGACAGACTATGCAGAGTTGCATGCCAAGGCTGCTCAATACGAGCAGGTCCGTATGCAGCAGGCGCTTGAGAACCAGGCGTCTCAATACCAGCAGCAGCTCCAGGCGCAGGGTTATTCAGCCGAGGACTCCCAGCAGGCTGCCCGGGCGTATATGCAGACCCAGGCTGTCCAGGCCGATCTTGTCCGCAAGGGCGACGAGTATGGTCAGCATCTCCTAGGCAGGCAGGCATATGCCGAGCAGATGGCCGTGAAGTACAACCTTGGTCTGGGGGATCTTGATACCCTGCGGCAGACCCTAGGCCCCCAGGAGATGGAGGCCAAGGCCAAGGACATGTCCGGTCGAAGGAAAGAGCAGGACGAGCTGGCACGTTTCCGTAAGTCCCAGGTGCCTGCTCAGCAGTTCGACAACAGCCAGGGGACTCCCACCGTGGCTTCAAATGAGGCAGGGTGGCTGGATCGCTACAACAGTGGCGATAGGTCCTCGAGTGCTATGGCGGCAGCGAGGAAGGCAGCCGGGTTAAGTTAACTAAGTTATTTTAGGTAAGGAGTAGCGTTATGGCACAAACTGCGACAACCGGCAATCTTGAAAGCGCCCAGCGTATCATTCTCGCTGCCAGTAGATACACGGAGGAGCATAATGCTCCTGCGATGGAAGGTAGGCCAGATGACCATATCTGACCTGACTGACGGTCAAGACATTGTTGACGAAGAAGACATTGGGATGAGTACTGTTGACCTGACCGCGAGCGAGGTTGGCGCTAAGGTCATCCTCACCGACAAGCTCATCAGGCAGGCTGCCGAGAATGTTTTTTCGATAGTCGGCAGGCAGCTTGGCGACGGCATGGCCCGCAAGAAGGACACCGACGTACACGCGCTGTACTCGGGCCTTAACGGCGGCACCAGCCTCGGAACGGCAGGCACTACGCTTAAACTTGCTAACGTAGCGGCTGCAATAGCCTACGCTAAGGCCAACAAGTTCGGGACTCAACTCTACATACTCCAGCATCCCAACGCAGTGTTCGATATCGCAAATACCGCTGTTACTGCGTCTCAAACCTATCCTGTTCCCAAGGGCTGGAGCGAGGATCTGCTGGGTGAGTTCTTCAGCGGGCTCAGGCCTCTCAATGGCGTACCCATATTCGAGGACGGAAATCTGTCCGTAGACAGTGACGACGACGCCATTGGCGTCATTGCCGACAAGTCGGCACTCGCAGTCCTCAAGTCAGTTGACACCAACACAGAGCGTCAGCGGGACGCATCGCTGCGGGCCACCGAGCTTGTTATGACTGCCGACTACGGTGTCTTCGAGCTTGACGACTCCCGTGGCGCAGCGATGACCTTTGACGCCGCCGCACCTTCTACAACTACATAGGGAGGTAGGGCATGGTAACCACCGTCGAGCGGCAGCGGCTTAGGAAGGAACTGGTCTCCCAGGGCTATACGTGGGACTACATAGACACATGGCAGCCCAAGACCACCCTGTATCGCCATGCCCCCGGCCTCGATGTCGAGGGGAAGATGGTGTTCCCTGTAGGCACGGCCATGAAGGGCGTTCCGGGTAACCCTGACTATGTTGCCAGGAAGTCCCGGTTGGGGATGCTGCCGTCAAGGAGTGGGACGGCGATGAGGAGTCGGTTCTGAGCAGTGTGACCTGCCAGACATGCGGCTTTGACGCTGAGGCCCGTACACATCCCGGGGCTCTCTCTAAGTTGCGTGTTCATATGAAGACGCATGAGGTTGAAGCTACTACATAGCTGTAAAGATTGGCCGAGGCTATGTGGTAATTGAATATCGGCTGATCGCAGGGTGTATAAGAAACCTGTAACCGGTGGCTTTGAAGGAGTTTAGAAATGGCATTCCCGACGACGATAGGTGGAGTTTAGAAATGGCATTCCCGACGACGATAGGTGGAAGTTACGGATGGGAAAAACAGCAGACTTCTGACCAGCGGCACAAGCTGGGAACGGAGATGCAGTTCGTGGACGGCAGGAAGTATCGCTATGTCGAGGTTGGTGGCACGGCGATAACCGAGGGCTTGCTTGTAGCATCTGAAGCCCCGGCAGGCAACCATGACGAAGATCTCGCTGTTGCGACTACGTCTGCTGGCTCAACTACAGTTGCGGTAACGCTCGGTGGTACTTTGGCGGCAAAGAATCTATATGCGGAAGGGTACTTGTTCATCAATATACCCATCCTGGCAACTTCCGCCAACCCGCATGAGATGTACAAGATAAAAGAACATGCAGCCGTTGCTTCGGGCGGTACTTTGACTGCCACGCTTGACGAGCCGGATGGGCTGGTCACGGCTATCACCAACGGCACGGAGACAGTGGGCTTGATAAAGAGCCCCTACAAGGACCTCGTTGTTGCCCCTGCCGCTGTTGCCGGACGGTTTGTTGGCGTGACATGCAGGAGTATGACTGCTGACTACTTCGGCTGGGTGCAGGTTGGCACCCTGCTAGGCGCAAGCTCTAACCACGCAGGACAGTTCCTCGCGATTGGTGCTGATACCACTCCTGCTATTGCTCGGGTACACGGTAAAGCCGGTGTGGACAACGAGTACCACACCGTCATGTTGATGAATCTGTACTAAATGGTAACGGAACTCTGGACGCCCAAGGGCTCGACTCTGGTCGGCAGCGGTGCTGGTGGCCGCAATGCCGAGACCGGGGCGTCCATTGTTGTTCACACGTTCCGGTTCCATGACAAGGAGACCGGCAGGTCTACGATAGTCAAGATCCCTGCGGACCCGTCTATATCACAGGCGCATATCGAGGACATGGCAGCGCAGTCTCTGGAGAACTGGCTGGCCGAGGTTCGGGCCAAGGGCAGGAAGCGCAAGCCCACGCCTGAGCAGAGAAAAGAGATAGGCCGAGTGTTAAACGAGTTCCGCCAGTACACAAGACGCCGCAGGCAGAGTTCCAGCGGCGTGCTGTACTTCAAGGGGGTGAACTAGCATGGCAGATGTAGGCAGTAACGGGCGTAGGATCGAGTTAGAGATCACGGGCGAGGACATGAGTGCGGTACTCCGCATCAAGATGAACCAGATCTCTGAGCTTGAGCTTCAGGTGATAGCCCTGAGCCGTATGGTCGCTGACCGGGACGAGCAGATAACGTCACTCAAGACCGTAAAAGAGCCTGTAGCTACCGAGGTGTGATGTCATGCCGAAAGTGGGGAAGAAGAAGTTCGCGTACACTACAAAGGGTAAGAAAGCCGCTGCTGCCTACGGCAAAAAGACCGGCAAGAAAGTGCGGAAGACAAAATACTAGGATGCGTGCATGGCTGTACTTCAAGGACGCACCAGGGCTGAACTGCGACAGAGTGTCGGCTATAATCTGGGGGCGATCTACGTTTCTTCAGCTTCCTCTAATGGTAGTACGACCTCACTCATAGTAGACAACACGCTCGTCGGTGGGGATGATAACCACAACGGCAAGTGGGTCATCTTCAACGATGCGAATGGCACCTCCGGCCAGATCACCCGTGTCTCTGACTATGATGCCGACGACACCGAGCTCACAGTGGTTCCAGCCCTGGCTGCCACCTCGGCTACGAGCGATACCTACGAGCTATGGGATGACGTATATAATCCCACAGCCGTAAACGACTTCATAAACCAGGCGATACTGGATACTACCGGTCATGCCTGGGACCCTGTCGAAAAGCTCGACCTCCACACAGACGGCGGCACACTGCGGTATGACATACCCAGTGGCGTTTCTATGATCAAGGATATCTACTTCCGCAACAGCGTAGACTTCAAGCGGCTCCATGCGTGCGCTGCTGCCTTCGATGAGACTGTGGACTCAGACTTCACGGTATCACTGGACACCAAGGACAAGAAGCAGGGGGCTCAAAGCTGCAAGTTTATCATTGCCGGGGCTTCGGCTGGTGATATCGCTACGGACTCGATCACCAGTGCGGATATCTCCGGGTATGACTACATCGAGTTCTGGGCAAAGAGTACCGTAGCGACATCCTCGGGCAACCTGAAGATACTGCTCGATGATACGGCAAGTT